TGTTTGGTCAGGATATAAATTTCTTCATTGACCATCTTTTTATACTCCCCTGCTAAGTTCCGGGGGAAAAAAAATCAATGCCAACTGATAAACTTGCAACGAATTTATATCCATCTTTTGCCATGAATTCATAAGTCATATCAACATCTGGACTAACATTAATTAATTTTCTACGAATAGTATAGGCATCAAGTGCTGGCATTGCGTCAACAAATTTACTAATATAGTCTCTATCGGTTTTATCACCAATAGCAACAATATGTGCTTTCAGTTTCATTGTACTATAATCAGAAAATTCTTGTTGATAAAGTTCTTTCAAGGCTTCAGCACTCTTTAAGATTTGATTTTCTTCACCTGATGTCAATAATCTGAATTTAACTTGTTTTTTACGCATTGGAAGCGTTACTACAAAATGTCCACTATCATCTGGTTGCTCCTTCACTTCTTTATATTGAAGTCTGAGTAAATCAACAACTGTTTTAAATGGAATACCTGAACGGGGGTCTGGTACATTTACGGTATAATCAGCACCGTAACTACTGGTACGAAGGAATAACACCAATGCATTTCTATCGCCTTCCAGAAGGTCTTCAACTTTAATACCCGGTGTTTTAATCTTTCGTTTCAACAGGATATTCAATGCCTTTCCACTATCAATTAACGAAGGTGTTGTGAGAATGTCTTCATCTTTCGAAGTCATATATTCAATACTGACTTGACCAATACCGTGGGAATAAAATCTACCACCAGACGGTAAACCAACAAGTTCGTATGAAGTCGTTAAATCAGGGTCGGTTTCCTGAGACATTGCTTTTTCAATAGCTTCCTGATTAAAACCTTTACTTGGAATGGCTGCTGCTGGCATAGGAGGCATACCTTCAACCGGATGAGGGGTAGTACCCGTAGTTTCAGTTTTATATTTTTTCAATACATCACCAATATTTTCTTTTTGAGGGGCAGCACCTTCTTCTATATTTTTATCCATCGAATTTATAATTTTTTATAGTTTATTATGTTTTCCAATAAATACTGTAAAAAAAATTTTCTTGCAAATTCAAGATTTTTAATTAAAAAACGTATAAGTAGATAGTTAATAATGGAATAAAATGGCTATTGAATATAAAATTTTAGTAATATATGTTGGAGTTGCAGGTATCAGAGGTGAAGACATTCCAGATTTTGTTTCCCAAATATCCCAAAGAATAACACCAAAAACTTTTGAAGGTGAAATTATTCTTGTACCAACACAATCTCCTGACACCAGAATCGAGTGTATTAATCCAAAATACATTACAGAACCGGAATTAATTCAAGAACACACTGAATTAATGAAAAAATTAAAATATGAACTTCAACATCAGTTGAACCAATTAAAACAAGATGAGAATGAGTAAATTGAGAGTGGGTATTGACATTAATGAAATATTAAGAGCCAGATGGCTTCAATTCGATAAATTTTATGTACAGGAATTTGGTGACGACAGCACAGCAGAAGACCAACCATATGTGTATGATTTTTTTAAAGAATATAAATGGGAAGACACTGTTGAAGTCGAAAAAGAATTAAAAGAACCCGAAGACATGCCAGAAAACATTAATCCTCTGGAATATCAGGTTAATGAAGAAACTGGTGAAGCAGATGCTGACATCTTTTTATTTAAGAAATTAGTTGAAACTAAATTAACAGCAAGACAAGTATATAATCGTTTCATGTATGAAGATTATGTATATGAAATTCATGGAAGTGCATCTCCAATGTATAGAGGTGTTGAAGCACATGCAAATGAATTCCTATTTAAATATGGTGATACGATTGACCTTGTATTATTATCTGTTGAGAACAGGTTCAGTATTCCATCAACACTATTCTTTTTAAGTAAAGTTGTTGCCAGATACCCACACATCCGGTTTGTTGAAAAAGCCGAGGACATGTGGGAACATGTTGATGTACTGATTACAACCGACCCGGAACTTCTGGAAGCTGGAACACCGAATGGTCCGTTAGCAATTGAAAAATACGTCATCAAACTCCAAAGACCTTATAATGAGATGTGCCAAGATGGTGCTCTGGGTCTTGCTGGAAGGCAAATACTTCAACTCAAAGACCTAACTGGTTTTGATGAAGTAGATGATGAAGAAAAGAAACGTCCTGAAACCCAAGAGGGTAGAGAACTGTTTCAAAAAATAATTAATTACAATCCAAAAAATAAATAAAATGAGTGAAGAGTTAGTAATAAATGAAGCTGAACAGGCTGAACAGGTTAAACAAGCTGAATTAGAAAAAATCGAAAAGATTCAGGCTTCTTTAGCTAAAATCAAAAACAAAGAATCGAAATTCTTGTTTTGTGTGCCAGAAGCACAGAGTCCTGTCGCAAGTGTGTATGAAATTTATTTTCATGCAACAGTTATAAAGAATTTGGGTTATAAAGTTGTTATCATGGTAGAGAAAGGCGACTATGTTGTGCCTACTTGGATTGAAAAAGAACTGACTGACCACAAACACATGTTCTTAAGTGACCCCAAATTAACTGTTGGTCCCGAAGACATAATGGTGATTCCTGAAGTATATTCTAACGTAATGGAACAAACCAAAAACCTGCCTTGTGTAAGAATTGGGTTACTTCAGTCAGTTGATTATATGATGAATGCACTGATACCGGGTACTGATTGGAGTTCCTTTGGGATTAACGATATTATCACAACATCTCCTACACTTAAAGAATGGGTAGATACTTTCTATGGTAAGAAATTTAATATCGAAACATATAACGTAGGTATTCCTGAGTATTTCGAGAAATCAACAATCCCCCAGAAACCCATTATTTCAGTTATTGGTAGAAATGCCAACGAAATTAGTAAGCTTGTAAAGCTATTTTTCAGCAAGTACCCACAATATAGTTGGGTGACTTTCGACCCCATGCTCACAAAGAGTAAACCACCTCAAGCAATGCGAAGGGTTGATTTTGCAAAAAGACTTAAAGGTAATTTCGCTGCTGTCTGGGTGGACAGAATCGCATCGTTGGGTACTTTTCCACTTGAATGTATGAAATCAGGTGTCGTTCCAATAGCACTGAAACCTGATGTCATGCCAGAATACATGATTAAGCGAAATGAAAATGGTGAACCACTTGAAGCTATTGAAGGTGGTGGGGTCTGGACTGATAATTTCTATGACCTCCCGATATTGATTGCTGAAGTTCTGGTTAAGTTCCTTGATGATGGCATCACAGATGAACTTTACAAATCAATGGATGATGTTGTAGCTAATTACACTCAAGAAGCTGCTGAAAAAAGATTGGCTGAAATCTATGAAGGTTTTGTCAATAAAAGAGTTGCTTTACTTGAAAGCTCACTTCCAGTAGCGGAAGAAAAATAATAATAATTTTAAATAAAAAGAAATGAATATATCTGTAATAATACCAATACATGAATATAATGATGAGTTGTCACTACTGGTAACCGATGCTGTTGAAAGTGTATTGAAACAAGAACTACCAATGATTGTGGTAGATGAACAGAAAGTTCCTGATACACTCCCACAAATACTTATGGTGTATCCCACAGAACTTGATGCAAGCATCATTGGTTTACGTGATTCAATGATTCGTAAACACAGTAGTAGTGGTGTCACAGACCAAAACTTTGTGTTGCTTCAGAATGACGGTGCAACTGATTATCAGTCGCAAGTAAATCTCGCAGTAAAATCAGTAACTACCGACTATTTCTCGGTACTTGAATTTGATGATGAATACGCAAAGAGTTATTTCAAAAACGTTGTGAGACATATTGAAGCATATCCTGAAACCGACTTCTTCTTAACAATGATTGTTGAAGTCAACGAAAAGAATGAAGGTATTAAATTAACAAATGAAACTGTTTGGGCACAACAATTTGTTGGAGAAAATGGTGAAATGGGTTATTTGAATGCTAAATCACTTACACAATACTCGGATTTTAAATTATCAGGTGCTGTTCTTAATAAAGCGGAATTCGAAAATATTGGTGGTTACAAATCAAATATTAAATTGGCGTTTATGTATGAATTCCTTCTCAGGGCACTTAATAACACCTGCGTAATTTATACGATTCCCAAGACAGGTTACAAACACCTTTCAACAAGAGAGGGAAGTATGTTTGCTGTTTATCAGAAAGAAATGCCAATGGATGAAAGAAAATTTTGGTTCGAAACCGCAACTAAAGAAGCCAATTTTATTAATGACAGGGTAATTGATACCAGTCCACTAAATAAGGTCGTTGCCGAACAATAATTTGATACACATCCAATATATGAAAAAGGCAAGTGTACCAAGAGAACCATATTTTGCGGAAAGGGAAGAACAGGCTGTCATGGACTATATTAATTCTGATTCAGTAGAAGAAAAGAACCAGATATATAATGAAATTCTGATAGAACCATTCCGAAAAATGATACAATCTATTTTACGTAGATATCCGATTCACATCGGAAACTATGATATGGAAGAAGTAGAATCTAACGCCCTGACACATTTGATTGAACACATGGTTAAGTTCAATCCAAATAAAATTACAAAGTCCGGGGCAAAGACTAAGGCATTCAGCTATTGTCAGACAATAATTCGAAATTATTATAAAGACCATAGCAAGAAAAGCTACACTGAGAAAAAAATCAATTTATCTTTCGATGATTATATTGATGAAATTAATGAGGGTATTGAATATTCGTATGAGTTGGAACAAGATAATCAACATCAATTAGAATTATTGATTCAAAGTGTGATTGATAAAATCGAAGATAAAATAGATAACGACTCTATAATGAAGAAAAATGAAATTATTGTTGGAGATGCTATTGTTAATGTTTTGAAAAACTGGCATGTACTATTTATGGAAGACAGTCCAGAGGGTAAGTACAATAAAAGAGTAACTAATAAATTTGCGAAGAACAAAATTTTGTTGTTTTTGAAGGAACAGACCGCTCTCAGTACAAAAGAAATAAGAATTGCGATTAAGCCATTCAAAGAAATTTATTTTATTGAAAAATTAGATTACATGGAAGACTAATTAAAACAAATTAATTTGTATTTATATGTACTAAAACTATAAATCATGCCAAGACCAAAAAGAAAAAAGTTAGAATTCACAGAAGATAGTGTAAACAAATTGCTTCAGGAAATATATGACGAGAGTCATAATCAAAAGGCAAAAATTACTCGTTTGTTCACAAAATGGGAACAAAAGGTGAAGGAAGAAGGTAATATTGCTGCCATCGGTGACCAAATTGTTAAATTAATTGCTGCTGAAGCCAAGAATCAAGACCAAAAAATTATACTTCTTAGGTATTTAAAAGAAGTGGTATTCGATAAAAAAAGTAAAGAAGATGTTGATGTATCAGAAAGTGCGGACCCAACAACTGACCAAAGAAACCACATTCTTGATATGATTCAGGAAGAATCGGAAAGACTGCAAAAAGAAAAGAAGGAAAAAGAAGAACGAGAAAAAAAAGATTCTGAAGAATGAGCATCCTTGATTCAAAAAAAGAAGTGTTAACTACGATAGGTTCTTATGTTTCTCTTACACAGAATATTAATAACACTGAGAGCACGAACCTATTCCCATCTGTGAATAACAGTAAGGATATCGTACCATACATGCTTGATACTCTTAAAACAGTTGCAGGAAGCGATGCTGTAAAAGAAATGATGGGTGAATTATTTACGACATTTGTCGATAATGTTGAGCCTCAATTAAAAACTGCATTAAAGAAACAATTAATTCAATTTAACGCTGCTGACAACATGCCCAATTATTTTCAATCAGGAGGTACTGGTGTTAATGTAGAAATGAAAAAAATTGATTTGTTTGGAAAGTTTAAATCAGACCCCTATTCAGATGTTGGAAGTTTATTATATGGTGAAACCATTGATTTTGATAGAAGAGCATACGATGCCATATTAAATGCAGGAGGTATTAGTAAATTTGGTAATCTTGATATGATTTATAATGCCACAACAGATAATATTAAATTCACATCTAATGTGAGTGGAACCATCGGTGATTGGCTTGGTGATTTTGTTGATGATGCGGTTATTATAAATAAAACGGAATTTCTAACAAATGTAATGGACGGTATTTATGGTAGCATTTCAAGTAATCAAAATAAGACAGTGGAAGAACTTTTTAACGAACTACAAATTCAAAAATTAATCGCCCAAATGATTAATGATGAGGATATTGTTATTAATCAGGAAGATTTTGACCTGTTATTACAAAAAGCACAACAACTTCATGATGGTGTTGTTTATGATGATATGGGGTGTGGTATTTTGGCATCATCATTACCGTTAGAAGGCATGATAGACCTTATCACTTCAATCTCCGGTGCAACAGACTCATATTATGTTGCGGACCAAGTTGAAAACACTATTGACGAGAGCACAAGTAATGAAGAAGTAACTAAAGAAAATAAAGAAACTATTAAAGACGGTTTCTTTCAAAAGATAATAAGAATAATTACCGAGATGCTGGCACAAATTATGACGGCTTCTCCACAAATAAGAGCAGTGATGGCAATTGTAAGTGCGTTTCAAAACGAGCTTGCTGATGGCACAACTCTTATTAAGAACGGCATTGAAGACATAGGCGATTTCAAGGTGTTCTTGAAATGTATTATAGATGAGGCGATGGGAATTATTTATAAATTTATATTTGATAAAGTCATATCGTACTTATATGAACTAACAAAACCTATAGTAAAGGAAATTGTTAAAGAAAAAATAAACCAATACATTGGTGTTATACGAAGTTTAGTGCCAGTAAAAATTTAAAATCATGATAGTTGACCAAAAATTAAACAAACAAATTGTAGGTGTTTATCTCATCGATGGTGATGTGACAGGCACACTATTAGCAACCACTTCAAAACCAAATGGTTTTAGAAGAGTAATGACAAAATTATTTGTTGGTTGGAAATGGATTAGTATTCAGAAACTAAAACAAATAAAGTAATATGCCCACAGCATCGGATTATACTAAAATCGGTGTAATAATTGCCGGGTTCATAGCAGTACTGAAGCTCAGTTCTGTTGGTGGACCTCCCTCAATTCCCACACCACTTATTTTGGTTGGTGTACCGACACGCCCCGGCTTGTCTCCAACAAAAATCGCTTCACGTATTATTGCAAGGAAGTCTGAAGCCGGATTACCTGTGGGCGCATTGCCTTCAGGTGGGGTAGCTCCTGATGAAATAATGGAAAGAATTAGAACAGAGGAAATGGTTAAAGCCATTCAACAAGAAATGATTATTAGTGTGGGAATTCCACCGGGAATCACACTAAGTGCTGCTGGTATATCACCAACAGGACCAGTTTCTGTGTTTGGTTCAACAATAACATATTCGAAAGGTTACGGAGTAGCACAATAATGGAAGACCTGAGTAAACATACGCCAATTGAACTCAATAAAATGATTCTTGACACAAAGACCAGTCATGATTTATTGAAGGAAGATGTTATTAATGACACGAAAGAAATTGATGAAATCACGGTTAGAATTAATAAAAAATTAGCCGAAATTGATGCTCAAGAAAAATTATATATTGCATTGATTGAAGAATTAAATAATAGATAATGGCATACGATAAACCAATTATACAAACAAGTAATCCGAATAAAAAAGCGGATGGGTTTAGCTTTCAAAGCCGAAGCATTTACTATGCCGAAGTGATATCTATTGAAGACCCTACAGAGGGTGGTCGAATCAAGGTAAGAATTGACCGTCTTGATAATGGTATTGATAATAGTAATCTTTCTTGGTCATATCCAATGTTACCAAAATTCTTTCATATTATTCCACAAGTTGGGGAAATGGTAAGAGTATTTCTTGAAGACCCACGATATCCACAAAGAGGTAGGTTCTGGCTTGGTAGTCTGATTTCACAACCACAAAAAATTGGGTTAGACACTGTTTATTGGGCACAAAGCACAACCAACATGGGTATGACACCACCACTTCCAGCACCAAGCACCTATGCTGATGCCAAAGGTGTGTTTCCAGAAACAAATGATATTGCGATTGTTGGAAAAGTTAATACCGATGTCATTCTCAGATTAAATGAAGTACATATCAGAGCAGGTAAGCATGAAAATGGTAATGTATTGAAGCTCAATACCAAAAACCCTGCGCAAGTAAGTCTTGTATATGAACAAAACGTTGAAACTGGTACATATTATAGTAGTTCAATGATGCAAGGCGATAAAATTGCACTTATTTCCCATACAGGCAATCCACAATTTAAGGCAGCAAGACTGACTGCGACTGACCGTGAACGAATATTTACTGAAGGTCACCCACTTGGGAGAGGCGATGTTATCGTGGAAGCATTTAAAATCATTAGAAATGCGATAATTAATCACATTCACGGCTATGCAGCGTTGCCAGCAGACAAAAATTCAATAATCAAAGACTTGGAAAGTATTAATTTCGAAGCCATTCTACAAGAAAACATTGTGATTAACTAATTTATTGAGTAAGTTTGTCACATGAACATTCCCACGGAACTATTCACAGCATTCAATGATGTCCAGTATTTCGATGAACCTCACAAGTATTATCTTGATGGCAAGGAATTGGTTAGTGTTACAACACTAATTCATGAATATGTTGAGCCGTTCGATGAAGAATATTGGTCCGAATTCAAAGGCAGGGAATTCAATATACATCCAAGAATAATTCAAAGAGCATGGAAGTTCATAAATAACAAAGGTACTATGAAAGGGTCTGCGATTCATGATTACGCAGAGAATCTTTTTTTAAATAAGACTTTTGAATATCCGAAAGAAACAATTTTTAATCATTTCGGTTTTGACCCTGTAAGAAAAGAATATCAGATAACAAAAAATCACGTAGATAAGTTCTATGCTGATGTCCAGAACAAGCTGATTCCAGTTAAAACCGAATTAATTCTTTATGACCGGGAAGC